CCTATAAAGAATATTGTATCATACTTTTGTCTATTTGTCAAGCTTTTATTGTCTTAGACACATATATTTATACAATCATGTGATTCTAGTCACACTTATGTTCACTTTAACGCTACTCTTAAGTCCCCTTGTTAAGGTGTACACTGCCTACATTTTAGTTACTTTGTAGTCTACACTACTTTTACTTTATAAATCAAGTACTTATGGTTAATTCATCTGTCCCTAATTAGTCCTTTTTAGTTTTACTTTTTTGTGAACTTCAGAGGCTCCCGCTAAAGTAATCACACAAGCTCTCCCCCTCCCCCCCTATGAAGTAAGTACTCACTTACATTGTAGTGTCTCTGAAGTTAGTAAGCACTCACTAGCAACTCTAAAGGTAAACGCTAATGAGAATCATTCTCAATTGGGTATGTGTGAGGGGCGATGTAGCACCCTCTGAAGCCCTAACAAGTATCACCAACATGGTGCATTTAACATACCAGGTGCTCTAAAATGGTGCACATTATCACCAATACAGTGCACCCTGTGGATAACTTTCAAAAATGTTAATAACTATTTAGCCTGTGGATAACTTAGAAGTTACACTCTAGAAGTGCTTGTGGATAACCTGTTAGTCAGGGGTAAACTGCAAAGCTGGCACACTGTTTGCATGGTGTATTGTGTCTCTCAAGACAGTTAACCACTAAGGAACCACTACTATGAAACATGATGCTATCTTCTTCGCACACACCACAGGCCGTAATTGGACTAATAAGGACATTGCGAAGTTTCACTACTTCAACCAAGGCCACGGCCTCAACGCTCAGAAAACAGCCAGTGACTTAGAAATTGACAGGTTAGTAGAAGAAGGCCTGTGTAAGTCAGGTGCGATCATAGCCTACGGAGGCCTCAACTACTTCTACACTGACATTCTCCGTGGGTTAGCCACTAAGAAGCGTGTAGATGGCATTGAGCTTCGTGTGTGCTTAGAAGGCCTGAAAAGGGACATAGAAAAAGCTCAAGCATTTATCGCTGAAATTCGCAGCACTCAAAAGGAGGCAGTATGAGAGCACATCACTGGGTTGAACTGAATGACAAGAGTTACTCTGTCACAATTCGTGATGATGGCAATGTCACAATCAGCATTGAATGGTTTATCCCTCACCCACGTGAGGCGTACATGGTGAGTCCTACAATGATTCACAGGTATGCTTCAATCAGTCCCTCAGGTGCACTAGGTAAAAAGATTTTGAAACAACTACCAAAGGAAACAACAACATGAAAGAACAACTGATTCACATCACATATAAAGATCAATATGGCATTCATTCATATTCATTGGAGGGCTTTGTTGACGGTGACTTCGTAGGCTTTGCCAGTGCCTCTAAAGACAGGGTTCAACATGAGCTTGCATGGTACACTGACAACTTCGACGGTTTACCTGTATCATTCACCACAATCACAGAGGAACTAAAATGATTGAAAAGATAATTGATGTATGCTTCGCAGTACTTATCGGCCTCATGTTGGCGGGTGGTGCATTGGCTTATTTTGATGTGTTAGTAAAGTAACTTTAAAGGAAATATGATGCGTAAAATTGAACAACAAATTTGGGATGCTATCAAGGCTAAAAAGTCAGTGACTCTAAACAACTCACGGGTTGAATATTTGCCTGAGATTGACACGCCTACACGTGGTCGCATTGAGTATGTTAAGATATATCTACATGAGCACCATATAGCCAGTTACAGTTACTCTCACGATAGAGTTGACTATAACCCTGTCACTTTAGCTTTATGGCCTACAAAGACCACTAAAAGCAGACTTCGTGCCTTAGGTGTACGTGTCTACACAAAAAAGGGTGCAACCTATGTTGGCGATAAATTGATTGTCTCCTAAGTGACAGTTCAGATTGTGACAGTGTGACAGACTGTCATTGTCTGCAATGTTGCAGGGACAGGCTACGGCCTAACTTTGAAAGTTGAACTATGACTGATACTAAATACAATGGCTGGACGAACTACGCTACATGGCGGGTCAATCTTGAGATCTTTGATGGCTTTGACCCGTTCGATAACTTTGCAGACGATCAAGCCTCTATGATGGACTGGCTGGCTGATTCTCTCAAAGAGTATGCACATGAGATCATTGAGCAGACAAGCTCTGAGGGTTTAGCTAAAGACTATGCACTGGCTTTTATGTCAGATGTAAATTGGCATGAGATTGCTGAGCATATGTTTTTAGATTATGCTGATGAAGATGACATTAAAGCTTACAAAGAGGGAGAAACAGCATGAGACAGTTTAACATTGAAGTGAACAAGCATAAACTAGAATTAATTGTTGACTTAGAACGTGACCATTGGTATGTCTTGTTCCCTAAGTATGGACAATATGCCAGTGGTGATATTGGACATGGAAGCTTTGAAAGAAACCATAATTTTATTGTCATTGGTTCAAGGGATTATGAGCTAGTGTTTGACTGTGACGATGACGGGAAACGATGGGAGAGTGTGTCTATATTTGACGTTAAAAAACAGGCTTATTTGCCTACATCATGGGAATTTTAAAATGAATACTAAACTACTAAAGCACTCACGTGAGCTTTTCAAGTCTTATGACGTACCTGAGCACGTAAGGCGAAGCTATCGTTTAAAGTGGGTGAGATCAATCAGAAACCTAGGTGATAAGTGGCTATTTGCCAACCATGTAGAACGAAAGGAACCAACACAATGACAATCGAAACAATAACCTTTCACTTTGTAGGTGAATTAGAGGACTCAGGTGCTATTGTAGACGTTCAATGTCAGATTGACGAGGATGGAGATTGTAGAAGCTTAGACTCTGCAATGTATCAAGGTATCAATGTACTTGAAGTGATCTCTCACGATCAATGGGAGAACCTTCAATGGGAGGCATCAAAGAAATATAAACTTGAGAAGATTGAACAACAGACCATTGACCATGACAACAATAGCACTTTGGAAGCCATCTATGGCCTCTTAAAGCCATCATTTTACATTAGGTAAGGGGTAGGTAGCTATGTTATCAGATATTGACTTAAAAGACTGGATTGAACAACCTTCAATTCCACTGTATGACGTACCTAGGGAAACACCAGTTAAGACACCCAATGGGATGCTATGGTTCAGTCACATTGACGGGATGTATAGCCTGAGCTATGATGGCAATGGGAACCCAGTGCACATGCAAGCATGGGTGAAGGTTAACCCTTATAGAAAGAAACAAGATGAATGAATACTGCTTTAAAGTAAGTGAAACAAGGGAAGAATGGGTCTATGCAAGCAATGAAGAAGAAGCTGAAAGCATGGTCTATGAGCAGCTTGGGTATGACCCTGAGGAAATGGACTTGATTGAAGTGAGGGAGGATGTATGAAATGCTTATGTTGTGACAGGATATTGACAGACTATGAGAGTACTCGTAAACACGCAGTGACTGGGAGCTTCATTGACCTATGTCAGCAATGTTTCAAGACTGTACAGGCTGACTCTCACCTACCTACAAAGGATAGGAAAGACCTTATATCCTCCGATGATATAGATGACAGTGCTGATGCTGAAGAAGGTGACTGTCACGTTGGAGACACTAACACTGAAGGAGATCATTGACAAACTGTACAAAGTGTGCTACCCTTTACTTTAAAGATACTACAAAGTATCTAGGATGATTCATAGAAGTTAAATACACTATTAAAGTATTATTTAAGTAATATACTTATAAAGACTTTAAAGTGCCCGTAAACAGACATTTAACCTTGAAAGGATAATTTTATGTCTATTGAAATGATGGATGATGATGACATTGACATGGACTTGGTACAGTATGAATGCTGGTATTGGTCTGTCATTGACAGTATGGCTGAATTAGTTATGAACAATGGTCGTGATAAGGTTATGTCTCATGTATCTGAGGCAGTCTTACACAAAGTGCACAGTGGTTACGTTGTAGCCAAAGAGAATGAAGATCCTCTAGCATGGTAATGGCTATCTTTGTTGCCATCGTAACTTTAATTAAACTGGTACTAAGTAAATGAACATTGATCCTGATAAGCCTTGGCCTTTCCCATCTAACCTCATTCATGGTGGTGACAATGACCCTAAGTTGATTGCTGATTGTCTTGAACTGCTACAGGACTTCACTGCCTTTCAACTCAGAGGTGAAATCTACTATGGCTACCTCGATGTGAGAGCATTGAAGGTCATCGAAGAACTAAGGGAGGCTCAAGACAATGAAGCTAAACCTAGTACGTAAACCTAAGCCTGAATCAAAGCTTATCAAGCACATTGCCTGTGATGCCTGTGGTAGCTCAGATGCCAATGGCTTATACGATGACAATCACACGTATTGTTTCTCATGCAATACTTACTACAATGAAACTGATGCTGATGAACTGTCAGTTATGCGAGATGCAGTAGCACCACGAAAGACTCAGATGCTAGAGATTAAAGGTCAGATTAAATCGATACCTGATAGAGGTATTACCCTTCAAACCTGTGAGAAATATGGAGTAACACAAGATAATGGACAGCACTTTTATCCTTACACTGACGATGCCGGAGGAGTTGTTGCAGCAAAACTTAGAAGAGTGGCAGACAAAACTTTCAGCATTCTTGGAACATTCACGAATGCTAGGCTTTTCGGACAGCAGCTCTTTCACGCTGGTGGCAAGGCCGTCACCATCACTGAAGGAGAACTTGACGCTCTAGCAGCTTTTCAGATGAATGGTAGCCTCTACCCTGTGGTGTCAGTCAGAAACGGTGCACAGGCCGCTTTAAAGGACTGCAAGACACAGTATGAGTGGCTTAACTCCTTCGATAGCATTGTGATCTGCTTTGATGCTGATGAGCCGGGTAAGAAGGCATCTAAGGAAGTAGCTGAACTGTTCGGTCAGAAGGCTAAGATTGTGAAGCACTTGAGTGGCTACAAAGATGCCTGTGACTACCTCATTGCAGGTGCTACCAAAGAGTTTGTGAATGAGTGGTGGAGAGCTGAGGTGTACATCCCAGATGGCATCATCAATGCAGCCTCACTGTGGGAGGAAGTGATTAAACCTGAGGCTAAGGCTGAGGCTATGTACCCTTGGAAGGGCTTGAATAAGCTCCTCTATGGTATCAGGCCATCGGAGTTAGTCACAGTCACTGCTGGTAGTGGACTGGGTAAGAGTCAGTTCCTACGTGAGATATTGTTCAATATACTGAACACTACCAAGTGGAATGTTGGAGGGTTATTCCTTGAAGAGTCCACTCGTAAGACAGCTAGAAGCATCATGAGCTTACACGCTAACAAGCTATTGCACTTACCTGACACACCAACAACTGAGAAGGAACTTAAAGATGCTTTCGATGCAACACTTGGTACTAATCGTGTGTATCTCTTTGACCACTTCGGTAGCAGTGACGTTGACAACATTGCCAACAGAATCCGATACATGGCTAAAGCTTGCGATTGCAGGGTTATCTTTCTTGACCACATCAGTATTGTTATATCTGGTCAAGACAATGGAGATGAGCGTAAGGCTATTGATAACATGATGACGAAGCTTCGTACACTGGTGCAGGAGCTTGAGATTACCTTGATCTGTGTCAGTCACCTTCGTAGACCTCAAGGCAATCAAGGTCACGAAGATGGCGGTAATGTCTCACTGTCTCAGCTCAGAGGCTCAGGTGCTATTGCTCAGCTGAGTGATGCTGTGATTACATTGGAGCGTAACTCGATGGCAGCAGATGATAATGAACGTCATATGACTAAGATTGCTGTGGCTAAGAATCGTTACAATGGTTATACAGGCCCAGCTTGTGTGCTCAAGTACGACATGGATACTGGACGTATGGTGGAGATGCAAGAGGAGACATTATGAGAGACTCAGATGTACAACGAGAGATTGATAACATGACTGAAAAGAGGGCTAATCCTTTCAGTGTAGCTCAGGAGCAGTATGAGGCTCGATGGGACATGATATTTGGTAGGGACAAGGGTGATAAAGAACGTGATAAAGCATTCGATAAACGTGAAGAAGCTTTAGCTGAAGTTCAACGATTAGGACAAGAGATTCAACCTGATATGGAGATTGACAAATGAGTGCATGGTTAATAGCTATCGTAGGTGTTGTCTATGCTGTAGTGGCTATAGACTTGATCGTCAAAGGGAATACTGGGCTGGGTATAGCCTTTGTAGGTTATGCTCTAGGAAATGTTGGACTGTATATGGAGGCTGCAAAGTGAGTAAGGGAACCATTAAAGACGTATGGGCAGTGCATGAGAAGCGTAAGGAACGTATCAGGCTCAAACAGCGTGAGTGGGTTCAACGTAATCGTGATAAGGTCAATGCGTACAAGGCAGCTACAAAGGAACGTAAGAAGAGTGTCACTATGTTAACTACTTCAGGTGATAGAGTTAAGTCTCGCTACCATGCTGACTGGAAGAATACAGTGTATCATTGCCCTGAATTGACTTACAGAGGCAAAGTGAATGATTGACCTAGACACAATAGCTGGTAGAATGCTTGACTTGGAGACTAAGTACTATGAAATGCAGGACAAATATCAGTTGCTCATTCACCATTATGAAGACTTGAAAGCAGAATATGAAGCGTATCGTATTGGACATAGAGACAACCTTAGATCACAACACGATTTGGATGGTGGTAACTAAGGACATTGACAGCGGAGAAGTGAACGTATGGAAAGCAGCAGACAGCCTCGTGGCGTATTTAAAGGACGTTACATTGATAGTAGCCCACAACGGGATAAGCTTCGATTTCTCGATACTCAACAGGCTTTGGAATACGAAGATTCGCTTGAACCAAGTGTACGATACACTGATAGCCTCAAGACTGCTAGATCCCTCAGTAGAGAACGGTCACAGCTTAGACGCATGGGGAACGAGGTTGGGGAAGAATAAGATTGACTACACAAAGGTATGGACATGGTTAATGGAACGACGAGAGGAATACAAAGGTGAGTGCTTCGACATTCCTCACATGGCTCTTCTGGAGTATTATTGCATTAGGGACGTTGAGGTCACTGCTAATCTTTATAAGCATCTTACTGATGAACTCACTAAGAAAGACTTTTCACAAGAAAGCCTTGCTCTTGAGCATAAGGTAGCAGCAATCATTGAGGAGCAAACACGACATGGATTCAAACTCGATCAAGTCTATGCCACTTGCTTACTTGCTGACATCAAAGGAAAGATGGCTGGAATCTATGAGCAGATGCAAGAGAGATGGCCTCCAGTGGTCACACCTAGGTTCCACAAGACCAGTGGAAAGCCCATCAAAGACTGCGTTGATACTTTCAATCCCGGAAGTAGAAAGCAAATTGGAGAGAAGCTGATGGAGTTAGGATGGAAGCCAACTAAAATGACCCCAACGGGTCAACCTATAGTGGATGAGACTACTCTACAGGACATTAAGTTCTCAGAGGGTCAAATCATTGCTGAATACTTGATGCTACAGAAACGTGTAGCTCAGATTGAAAGCTGGTTAGAGTCTGTAGGTAAGGACGGTAGAGTTCACGGTAAGGTGATCACGAATGGAGCTGTAACAGGTAGGATGACACACAGTAGTCCTAACATGGCACAGATTCCTAATGCTGGGAGTATCTATGGGCCGGAGTGCAGAGAGTGTTGGACTGTGGAAGCAGGTAACGTATTGGTTGGTTGTGACGCTAGTGGCCTTGAGCTGCGTATGCTTGCACATTATATGAAAGATGATAACTATGTTAAAACAGTCACTGAAGGATCATCAAAGGATGGCACTGACGTACACACGCAGAATCAAAAGGCTGCAGGGCTACAAACAAGGGATCAAGCGAAGACATTTATATACGCATTCCTATACGGTGCAGGGCCAGCTAAGATTGGTTCCATCGTCGGTGGTAATGCTAAAGCGGGACAGAAACTTATTGACTCCTTTCTTGCGAACACGCCAGCATTACAGCGTCTTAGAAATACGGTTAGCAGATATGCGGGTAAGGGCTTTGTACCGGGGCTTGATGGTCGTAAGATATGGGTTCGCAGTGAACACGCTGCCCTCAATTCGCTCCTTCAAGGGGCTGGGGCGATTGTGATGAAAAAGGCTTTAGTATTATTTCACGATAAGACTAAGGCTAACAAGTGGCCTGTGAAGCTGGTGGCAAATGTACATGATGAATTTCAACTTGAAGTTCCTAAGATGTATGCTACAATAGTAGGTGAGGCTGCAAAGCAAAGTATTGTTGAAGCTGGTGAGCATTTCAAGCTTCGTTGTCCACTAGACGGGGAGTTTAAAATTGGTGCAAACTGGCGTGAAACACATTGATAAGAATCAGATACTGTTTAGCGTTGAAGGTGAAACTTTCAAGGTTAAGATAGGAGAGGATCTAGATCTTGAAGAGGTATACACTGTGCTATTATCTGCACTTGTGTACTTAGAAGATCTGGCATCGGGTAATACAGCTCACCCGTCCCAAGAGCTGCATTGACATATAGGAAAATGAAATGAGTATTGATACATTGAAACCCGTTAAAGTTGCTGGTGAAATCTTCTGGAGCAACTGGATGAATAACTTTAACACTAAGTTTAATGAAGACAACAAGAAGTATGAGTGCACAGTTGGTAACTTGAGTGATGCAGCTTGTGAGAAGTTGAAGGAGTTGGGCATCAACATCAAGAACAAAGAAGGCATGGGTAACTACATTGTTGCCAAGTCAACTTACCTGTTTGCTCCTGTGGACGAAGAAGGTAATCCTGTAGACATTGCCAAGATGGGTAATGGTACTAAGTGTCACGCAGTTGTCTCTTCATACCGTCACAAGATGTCAGCTAAGTTCGGTGCTGCTCCTTCAATCAAGAAGCTGGTAGTGACTGAGTTGAAGGTGTACGTCCCTGAAGGTTCTGAGGAAGAAGAGACAGCGGATGATGTCCTCTAACCGTCAGGTGACTGAAAAGCCTACTGAGGCTATTGTAGATGCTGACTTTTTAGTTTATAAAGTTGGCTTCTCCAATGAGGAAGAAGAGGAACGGTGGGCACTAAATCGACTCACAGAGTGGTTTACCGATATAATCTATATGCGTCTGAAGTGTGATGACTACAGAGCTTGGATTACAGGTAAGACTAACTTTAGATTCGAGGTAGCTACCACTGTTCCTTACAAAGGTAATCGTAAGGATGCTCCCAAGCCTAAACATTATGATGCTCTCAGAAACCATCTCATGAAGCTCGGTGCTAAGATGTCAGATGGTGAAGAGGCTGATGACTCTGTAGGCATAGCGTCCACTGAAGGTAACTACTGGATCGTCCACGTTGACAAGGATCTAGATCAGTTACCGGGGTGGCACTATAATCCTGTAAAGGATGAGGAGTATTATGTTACTGAGTTTGAAGGCTTGTACAGTTTCTACAAACAGATACTGACAGGTGACAGAGTTGATAACATTGAAGGTATACGAGGTATTGGCCCTGTAAAGGCTGATAAGATCTTGAAAGACTGTACAACCGAAGAGGAACTATATGCAGCTTGTATCAAAGCTTATGACGGCAATACTGACAGGGTACTGGAAAACGGTAAACTCCTGTGGCTAAGAAGAAAACCAAACCAGATGTGGCAACC